ATTGAACATAAAAATTCCACTCTTCCTTGCCTTCGGAAGATATCTGGAATTTTTTTACCTGAATCGGCTTCAGCCAGCGTTTGATGGTGGACCAGTCAATATTTTCATCACTCATCTCCAATGCCCTCCGCTAATCTCAACATGTAGACCACAACATCCCGCTGGCCCAGGCGGTAGTACGTATCCTCAACGGTGGCGCCGCGCAGGTCGTCGGTCTCGAACTCATCCAGCAGCAGCATCAGCAGCTTTGTCATCAGCATTCATCGACTCTTCGTGCTTATTTAAAAGCTCTTGTTCAATTTCCTGCGCAGACTTCTCTTCCTTAAAACCGATTTCTTTTACCTTTAATTCCATGTGATTATATTTTTTGCAAAGTTAATAAACATTTTTTGGACTTTTTTTGAGTTTGTTATCTTGGCTCAAATTCCGCCAAGTCAAATCCATCCAACGAGTCCTCGTTTGATTCAAAGTTCTGAGGAGGCAGGTTTAGCTTTCGTTGATTGATAAGCCGAGACTGCTCAGTGTTTTGCTGACTAATCCTTTTGGACTTGCCATCCTCCCTTGACTGCTCCCTTGAAGCAAGCTGAGCTTCAGTCATTTCTGTTATCCTGACCTTGTAGTCAAACTCTTCAGCCATCAGCTTACTCTTAAGCTCAGCCTCAGCGTTCATCTTCTCAATAGAGAAAGCTACACGAGCCTGCTCAATCTTAATATCCCTCTGAGTCTCCATCTCAATTTTTTGGATAGCCAAAACATTTGCCATCTCTTGAGCCTTAAGATTCTGCTGCGCCGCCATAGCCTGCTGTTGCATCTGCATCTTTTCCTCTCTCTCCTGCTTCTTAACTCTCTTCACCTTCAACAGTTGATTGGCAAGCTTAATGTTCTTGACCTCCCTAATGTCAATGGCATCCTCCAAGTTAATGTCACCCTTCGATAATGCCATCTGAATGTTGGCCTCAAGCTGAGCTTTCTCTTCTTCGTCAGGAGAAACATCAATGAATATACCAAAGTCATAAATGTAAAGGTCCTTGATTTGGTCAAGTATGCCAACATTAAACCGGCCAATCTTATTGGCAAAGTCATCCCGGAAGTTTGCGTACTGCAAAATGTCAGACACACGATAGGTCAACCCTTCCGCCAATGTTCTGAACATATACAAGGCACCGTCAAGGATGTGGCGAGTAGCAGTATTTGAGTTCAAAGCAGCAAGCTTCTGAAGCCCTACTAATCCCCTTGGATCAGGAGTGGAACCATCCCGAGCCTCGTTGAGCCCGGTAACAGTGCGTATCATGTCAAGGTAGTGATTGTAGTTCGCGATAAGCATCTGCGTCTTTCCTCCCCCCGAGTTAGAGTTGAGCTCCTGAATGGGAACCCGAGCATTGTTATAGTCCCCATCCTGCGTAAAGCTTCGGCCAATAACACTACCGGTTTGGAAGTACAGTCTAAGTGCATCCTCCGGATTGTACGCATTGCCGGTGCCAAGGTCAACCTCGTTGAGCCCATCAGCATCAATAAACACACCGTCAGGGACAACGCGAGAAATAACCTGCTGAAGCTTCAAGTGTGTGATCTGAATCAAATCAGCAAAAGGAATCATCCTCCGAACCAAAGACTCAATAACACCCTTGTACATACGAGGGGCAACAGCCACATAGTTTGGAAGAGCGTGTTGAGATGAAGACTTTGGCCGCACCATGTTCTCTGCCATCTCCCACTTCAAAAGAATGTTGGTGCCCATGACCATGATGCCATTATACCAAACATCAACAACCTTCTCAATTTTTTCAAAACGTCCTTCCTCCATCATCTCTGCCGGAGGATTAAAGGTATCGTCTTTCTCAATTACCCGAGAAGTTCCTGTTTCGGAAAGCTTCTTCTTGTATACAATCTTTTTTGTACTCTTGTAGTTAAAGTACAAAAGGGTACAGGTGTCTCTGTAAAAGATACTGTTCTCATAGAACTGAGCCACGTTGTAGTAGTCGTACCAAGACTGACTGTACTTTGAGATCTCATCCAAGTCCTCATTCGTAAGAGACTGATCAATTTTGTATAGCTCAGTAATAGGAAGAGTCTTAATCTCTCCCCAATAAAAACAGTCCTTAAAGTGTGGATCCTCAGTGTAACTGTAAACAATGTTCGCAGGATCAACATAGGATATTTCAACTCCCGATCCGGGCAAGAACTCATGCTTACAAACAGCTATACCCAAAACAGCAAGGTCATAGTCCAACTGCTTACGCAAATCGTAGTAGTGGTTTTCCTCAAGAATAGTGTTAATAGCCTCCTCTTCTGCTATCTCAATTGCAGGCTTATAGTTCAACTGCATATACAATGAAAGCTCCTCATCACTATTTGGAAGATCATCGGGATTCATTGTAAAAGGATCAGCACCGGTCTTTTCTTTAATCTTCAGCAAAATATCTTTAGCAACCATCTGCCCCTCAATCATGTCCTGATACTTGCTGCGCCGTTCTTGGGACATAGCATCTTGAGCGTATGCCTTGACCTTAAACAACCGATCAGACATTCCGTTCACAACAATGTCAACAAACTTTGGAATAATAGGAACAGGAGTCCAATCCAAGTTTAAATAGGACAGGTCTCCGTTCACAGAGATCTCGTCCTTGTACTTCTGAACAGACTGCTCACCCCTCGCATATAAACGCAAACGATGGAAGTCTCTCCATTGGCTATAAAACCTACATTGATTGCCATCCTTTCTGAACCACTCGTACTGTATAGCCTGACCTATCTGAAGGCCAAACTCATCGGATGCCTTTTCCGCATCCGATACAAATTGGCTCGGGAAACCGGCGGAACTGATATTGACTTTTATGTCCTTTTTCATTTATTAATCTTGCTGAAAACTCCTGAGTTGTTATATGTTGCAAAGTTAACGCTTATTTTCGATTGTTTTACTTCAGGCTGATATATATGCTTTTGATTAGCCATAATTGCTAATCCCGAACTGATTGTGGCGTCAAACAACGTCCTATTGCTTATGTCAAACTTTGCCCAATCCTCAAGCGTTCTGTTGAAGTACATCGATCCCATCTCATCTGAATCTCGGTATGTTCCCTCAAAGTCAATGCCAACGTGCTTCTCAATATAAGACTCAACAGCAGATGCATGAGCCTGCTTCACATCCTCTGAAGAGTTTGGAATACCCCCAAGCTCCCTCTCAGTTTTTGAAAGTTTTGCAAACTGTTTGTCCGGCCTGTTCATGCTAAAACCTCTGTACCCCCTGTTCTTCAGATGGTACAACAACCTCGGCTTGTTGTTCTCGACAAGTATAGGCATACCGTAAAAAACTATAGCCATCAAAACCTCCTCAAAAAATATCTCAGCGGTATCGGGCCGGGCAATGTACTCAAGAAAAAACTCATTCGACGGAGCATCGTCCATGTTGTACTTTGTCAGCCCATGCAAAGAACCGTTAGATCCACTACCAAATCCAACTCCGGATATGTCATAGCTGTCACACCCAAAAGCTCCAATGTGTTCGTTCAGTGGGTGCCGAATCCCGTTCCTCATTTGATATCTGTTCTGAAGATGCTTCGGAGGTATCCAACTAACAAGGAACCTACCCCTTGGGTTCGGAGTCCAAACAACCTCAGTGTCTTTCATCCCGTCCTTCCAATGGAATGAACCTCGAGTAAGAACGTGCTGCTGTATCATCGAGTCGTTGTAGTCTATCTGCTGATAGATCTTCGTAAGATTAAACAACGATGCCCGGCTCTCATCCCTAAATGCATGGGACTCTGTCCTTGGATACTGACGGTAGAACTCATTTAAAGCATCAGGATCGTTCTTCAATGACTCAACCTCTGCGTCCCAATAGTCTATGGCCCCATTTGTAATCTTCTGATTATCAACACCAAGTATGGGGGACGGTGGCTTTCTAAACACAGGCATACCGTACCTGTCAATAAACCCTTCAAGGTTCCACTCCATCGGAATGAAAAGCTTGTACATACCACTCTTTGTTTGGCCGTTGGCGTTTCTCTTGGATATATCAGAGTCATAGTAAAGACTCTTAAAGTTACCACCACCTTTTGCCAATGCGTTACAGGTAGATCCCATCAAGCACTTGCCAATAATCTTTCTTCCCAATCTCAAGCAGGTCTTAGTAACCCTCCAATTGTTAAGGATATTGTTTGGCTTTATCCACTTTCCACTTTCATCGTGAACAAGGAGCAACAGCTTTTCTCCGTCATAGGAGTTGTCCTCAGTGTTCTTCCAATCGATTGTAGTATCCAACCCCACGAACTCTTCGTCCTCTCCGATCTCGTGCATATTCTTCTTGGTGATCTTCGATGCCGGAACCCGGTACGCCAACTCCGTCTTTGGCCGGTCCATACCGTCCTGTATTGGCTTGAAGAAAAATGGCAGGTTCGTACTTATAGGAACAACCTTGTCGGTAAACATCTTCTTGGCATCACCCCCTGTCTTTGACAGGATTCCAACCCTTGCATTTTTTGCATAGGTTCCGGTGTTCACGCACTCAGAAGATGACATATATGAAAACCCTGAACGCCGGATCTTAAGGTATATCATCCCAAAAGATCTATCGTCAGCTTTACACGCTTCCCAAAAAATATAAAGGATCCTGTTAGCCTCCCTGTAGTCTGCATATCCAACGTCAATCTTTGACCACTGCAAGTACATCCAATGCGCCCCGGTAATGTACGTTGGCTTACCGTTGTTCATAAACCAATACCCGTTATCCCTGAAATCAAACTGAGACTCAATGTAATCAACCCATCTATCCTTAAACTCCCTTGGCTTCTCGTTCCACTGAAATATGGTCTGTATCTTCTCCAACTCTTTTGGATATGACTCACGTTCAAAATACTGCTCAGACTGCTTTTGACTCCTCGAGTAACACTCATCAGGTGCCAACGGAAGCGCAATCACCAAGTCCGATATCCTAACAATCTCTCCGATCTGACCTGTCCTCGATATGACCACAACATCGTACTTCTCATTGTAGCCATACTGCCAAGCCTTTGATCGGTTCTTGCTTGATATGACGCTCTTAGGAATGTAGTCATCAAGAACTACATACAGACTATTTTGACCTTCGTTCTGCAAAGCCTTGTTTTGAATCAGTTTTTACAACACCTCTATCCATTTGCTCGATGGCATCCTTCTCCGCTTCTATCCTTGAAAGAATCTCAAACGCATCAAAGATAGCCATCTTCTTTGCCTGAGCAGCGTTCTTAAGTTTGTCCGCAGACAGATCATCGTCGTTACCAACGATTGCCTCTTCAGCCACCTTTATAAGTTGCTCGACTGCGCGATGCCCTGCGCTGATAATTCTTAGCCTTAACTCCTTTGGTGTATTCATTCTTTCATAATTAAAAACACAACCTGTGTAAGCCGGGAGTCATCTCCATTTCCAAAGTTCTCGTACAAATTACGAGAGTGCATACAGTCCGATGGAAACACCATGGCCCTGTTAAACTTTGAATGGCCAACCAAAACAACCTTCCCTTCATCATCATAAAGCGTAGTCCCGTCCCCTTCCGGTGGACTCTCATTAAGATAAAGTATTGCCGTCAAGTCCCCCATCATCTCATCAGAGTGAATAAAATGAGGCTCGTCTTGCATATACGGAGACTTCCTTGCAAAGTTCCAAGAAGGATAAACTTTATTATCCTTGAACTCTTTGATCAAAAAATCAATAAACTCATCACTTTTAGAAAGAGGCTGAATGTTCTTGTAAAGGTTCACCCCATCAAAAGCATCCATAAAATCCCCTGACAGAATCTTTTTCCTATAAGCTATAGGATCCTTTATTACGTTGTCAAAAAAGAATGCGTTCACAGCTTGATTGTTATTTGATGGTCAAACATTCGGTACATCTTTTTATCATCAACAATAAACTCGTACTCACTGTCCGGCTTAAAACAAACCATGTCCCCGGCGTTTACGTCAAGGGAAAGCAAACGCTCATTTGGCATCTCCATAATACCAACCAAGGGCTCCTCCGATCCCGGCTTCTTAATGAAAGAATCAATCGTTGGTACAGGACTGACAAAGCAGTACCTACCATATGCACTCCACACTCCATCTCTTTTATAAGCAAAGTACTGATCCTCCTCTATCAAGAAAAGATCGTCCTTTAAAAAACTGCGGCCCGACTGCCGCCG